TTAAACCCTATCAGGCCAAGGGTCAGACGTTGGCCATACCATCGCTGGCGGTCTTAGATTTTTTGGCCCAATATCAGGAATTGCCTCATTGCCTTTTATTTTAGGGTCTATATGGTAAGGGGTGAATCTCATAAAATTGGAATCACCTACACCACCTACATAGACTCCAGCAACAGCCCTATTTGTGTCATCATCAAACAAGCTAAATCCACAAGATTCATCAGCTCTAAAGCCAAGAGGAATCCCACTTGTACCAATAACTTCAACCCTTCCTGGCTGTCTTGGTAGATACCCTTTTTCTGTTTTGCCTAAATAACCAAACAGCCCCCAAGACAGCCCCCCCATGTGACAAGTCACAAAGTTGCCTTGCCTGCGGAATTTAATATAAGCTCCAGGCTTTAGGTTTTTTGTTACAGCATTAACTAAACCTGTATCACCATCGGTAACCACCCATTTCCCATTCCGTTTTTGCCATTTCCATGCACCTACTAGACCGCCATCTGACGACTCATAGATAGTCCCATTGGGTTCATCGCCTGTTATTTTGCCATTCGTTGTAGTAGGTTTGTCAGGGCGACCTACACCAAGCACAACGGTTATGGCTTTAATATCTCGCCCGATTTGTTCTATGACATCGGGGAGTTGTTGTAAAAGGTCCATTAGCTATTTTTCCCACGTTGATAAGCTGCCTTTAAGTCCATTGCTTTTAAGGCGTTAATTTGCTCAATCACTCCATCTAAACTCTGTTTAAATTCCGTCAGTTTGCTGGTTAGTGCCTCAGGTGCACTGCTTCCGCTTGCTTTGAGTTTGCGTAACTCTTCAGCCAGCTCTCTAAACGTGTCTAAATCGGCTGATACCTCGCCGCCTAACAGGTCATTTTTAAGCTGGGTGACCTTAGTATCAATTTGAGCCAAAATCGCTTTATCTTGCTCACCTAAGTAAGTCGCAAATTCAGTGAGTAATTGTTGAATAGTTTGTGTTGTCATAGTCGTCCTATTTTGTAGTTTAGGATTAAATCATTGATATTAGGGATTACAGGCATGTATTGTTGGTTGGTTAATTTAACCTTGAATACCCTCTTGCCTATTAGTTTCACCTTTATTTTGGGTTTATCTCTAACTTTGATCGTTATTGTTTTATCCACTAACCCACCTCTCTGGTCACATCTGCTAATAGAGCAAAATCTCCCCCAGCTAACGTGCGTACTAGTTGATTACCGTCAATGCTTTGCAAATCCCATTTAGCACTTTCCCAAGTGGCATTTTCGGTTTTATCATGGCTTATGCTGACCTTAATCAGGTTATTCTCGACAGTAATATCACCAGTTTTAGTGGAGAGTTTGATGATTGGCTCGCTTTTCTTAGTTGGCTTAATATGTAAATCAAACCGATACCCACTAAAATCAACAGCACTTTCATCTTCGTGCGTGACTTCAAACGCCCACCCTTCGTCGTCTCCGCGGATCATTTCCAGATCAATTGTTTCCATATTTCCTCCAATAAAAAACCGCCCGTAGGCGGTATCTCTAATAATTAGATGATTAGATAACAATCTGTCCTTGCTCTTTTAAGTAAGCATAGATGCGTCCTAGATCGATTTCCTCTGTTGTTTTGCCAATGTCATCTTGAGTTAATGGTTGTCCAAAAATGCTTTTTGCTGCGGCTGGATCAATCCATTTATATTCCGAGATGATCGGCGTAAAGTCCGTTACGGCCCCATCATTGTCTGTACCAGTACCAAGTACATATTTAGCATTAATTGAGCCATCCTCTTGTTTTGAGTATGCAGCAATCACCGAATACATTGGGTTTAAGATTTTGTTAAATGTTGTCATAAAAAACTCCTATTTATTAATAAAAAAAGCCATGGTGTTATCCATGGCTATTGGTTAAATGTTTATAAAGTGAATTTGGGCTAAACCTGTAAGGTTTATCTATTCCAATGCATTCTGCACACCATTCCGAACAAAAATATTTTGTCTTACTGTCTTTAATTCTTAAGACAACACCTAGTGCACCAATAAGGTCATATTTCGAACCTCTTGTCTTTTCAAAAAATACATTTACTTCCTTTGGCGAGGTCTTCAGTTCAACCAAATCCCATCTCTCTGGAGGTAGCTCCATTATTTTTTTACGCACTCCCCCATCTCGATTACTTGCGCTAAAACAAGTGTAAATCTTAGATGGCTGAGGGTTAGATATTACTATCTCACAATGACTATATGGCCCGTGCGTAAAAAATCTTATAGCATCATCAAAAAAGCGGAATAATGTATTTTTAACACTATTCCGCTCTCGTTTATGTTTGTAAAAAGCTACATAAATCATAAATAAAAACCTCCGTAAGTAACTTTATTTTAAAACAATTCACTTAAATCAACAATTAAGCAATCAGATCCGCCTTGTATAAATCCTGATGTTTGTTTATGATACATTTGGAATTTAGAATGTAGTATTTCTTGTGCTGGCGGATCGTAATTATTAAACCTACAATAAAATTCATTATTTTTAACTGTGAATAACCATTGATCGTCTGGCGGATAGTTATCAGCAATGTCTCCATAAATCAAAGTAGGTAAACAAACACCGATTTTTTTTACATAGTTAAATTTATAATTAAATGATGGCGGTTTTAAACCTAATAAACCCCCAATATAAATATGATCGATAATTTTAATATATCTATGCCGTGTTGAAAAACTATATCTAAATTCATTATCATAATCGTCTATTTCTAAACCGTGTGATTTGCCATCATATAAAATATTAAAATCATAACGTTTGTTAATGACGTCTATTAAATGGAAATCTTCCTTTTTCTCAACCTTTTTCATATTCTGATATAATCTAAAAATATCATCTGCATAAGGCGGTGCACCTTTAACTATATTAACATTACCATTTTTAACATAATAATTTGAATAACGGCGACTTTTATATGCTTTAGACATATCAATAGTATCATATACAAAATCATATCTGTGTGTTTTTGCATTTTCCATCATTGGTAAAGCATACGGAGCAGATTTTTTTTGTACATAACAAATACCCATATTCGCAAAACTAGACCGATCTGGATACAACTTATTATTTATTTTAATACCGACTGCCATTTATTTATATCCTACTAATATCCAACAACCACACTTCAAATTTCGGGTTCTCATTGCCCCTAATATATCTTGGTAATATATTGTTAAATTTTTAGGCACATAATAAACATTAAATAAAATATCATTCCCGTCCCAATTTTTTAATTTTTCAAAAATACTATTTAAATCAATAATAGGGATATAATATAAATCCGCATTTTGATCAAACGGTACAGGTATGAAATGAAAATCCCAACCTTTATTTTTAAATTCGCTAATTAGAGATTTTGGTAATTTGAATACCGTTTTTCTTTTTTCTTTAGGTAAATTCGCAAAATCAATCCTATAATCAATATCTCTTACATACGGAGATTGATTATAATCTATGGCTCTTAATAAATATTGGTTATTCGCTTGTGTAAATTCTTTCTCTGAACTTTTATCATAAGCTCTAAACCCATAACTAGACATAAGAGTTACTCCAACCTTGATCTAAATCAATACTTTCTGGCTCAATTGATTTCTCAATTTGAGCTTTTAAGATTTCAGCATTGCGGTAATCGTGGTCGATTTTTGTGTCAATCGCAGATACTAACGCTTTAAATACATCTAAATTGAACTCTACCCAATCATTTTCAATCGTTTTCCATTGTCTAGGAGTAAATGAACCTAACACAACTTTAACGCCCATACCGTCATACTCTTGTCGAGCTACTTGATCGGTGTGAAAATGGCGGATTTGACCGTTTGGCAATGTAACTTCAACACCTGTTCTTGTTGCGTCTAAACGTTTCTGCTTAATAGTTTCCCACAATTCAGCTCGTTTTTTAGCTAAGTTTGCATTGACTAATTCTTCGTCAATCTCCCATTCGTGCTTTTCTTCATTCCACTTATGGTTTTCACTCGGTTTTGCACCACTTACCCCAACGGTGTATTTGTCAATACGCCAGAAATGTCCTTTTGCATAAAGCGTTTGTTCAATCTTTTCACGCTCTTGCTCTGTAATAAGACAAGTTTCGTCTGTAATTTCTTCTTTGCGGTTAATTACTGAAATTAACTGTTGGTCGAATAAAAATACTTGCATTTTGATTTCTCCTTAATTACTCAAATTTATCAAAAGAGGTAGTAGATTGTTCTCTATTTACCCACACTTGCGAGATATGATCTAAATCATAATCACATTTAACTTGCTGACGATAGAATGGTGAGCCCTCAACTTGTGTTAATGCCCGCAGTGCAAACAAACTCGCATCAACACTAAATCTAGGACAATCATTGACAGTCAAAAATGTTACTAATGATTCTCCACGTGCTAAAAATGCTTGTTTATCTGCCCAACTCACAAGCTCAATTGTGGTATTTTTATTGATGTAATCAATAGTCAAACGCCCAGCAATATGCCAGGCGCAGATAGGTTTTTCTGTGAACGATTTATCAATCGGTACAGGCTCATCGATGTAATACATAACTCTCCTTAGGATAATTTACCCACTCTAACAACCTCTTCTCCACCGTCCCAAACGTGTAACGCTCTTGTAGCACTGGATAACTCAATACCACCACTTGCATCTCGGCTAATAAGTCTAAAACCACCATTAGACTGCACTTCAAATAAAGTACCGAAATTACCGTTTAAGCTACCAATTTTAAGCGAGCCACCAGTGATAGCGCCTAAATCCGCACTAATCGCCGACAAGCTTTCCACACTCAACTCTTCCGCCGTAATAGACTTACTCGCAATATGACCTGCGTTGATGGTCTTGCTTGCAATATGTTTCCCCGCAATCGTTCCACCAACAATCTCATTACCTGTAATCGTATTCGCTGCAATCTGCTGAGCGGTAATCGAATTGGTGACAATCGAACCACCGTGAATCGCTGTGACTCCTGCATTTTGCCAAGGGCTAGGTCCGCGGGTGTGTTCAGTGCATTCTTCGAGCATTGGACGAGCTAAGAACATATATGCACTATCTAACACATTACCTACCACACGGTTATATAGCATAAAGTGAACATCTAGGCTAACTGCATTTTCGTTAGCTTGAAATTTAATAAATCCTCGTTTAGCATTATTTAATCCTGCAAAACTCGCACCACTGTTAGGATTTAAATTGTATGTATGATGTCCAACATAACCATTATCTGCACTCCGTTCATCTAAATAAATTTGAACGTTGGTTGCTCTATGATTACCCATATAACACGATAACATATACCATTGCCCTGCAACAATCGGCACATTTTGAGTTAATCCAACTCGCACATCATTATTAGGATTTAAATTGATATGCCATTTAATTACATTTTCGTTAGGTAAATAACCACCTTTTTTCAATCCCCAATCATTGTCTTGAAAACACTCTCTGCTACCTCTTTTATTAGGAGCTAAAGCTCTCTCGTGCATACTCCAACCATAAGGCACTCCGTTTGTTGGATTAGCAAAAATCGGATTAGTGAGCAAATTCCCACCCAACCCAATCGCCAGTTTATCTGCTGAAATTTGACCTGCAGCAAGATGATCTGCTCGGACTGCACCCACAGCAAGTTTCGCCGCAGTAATTTGCCCGTTAGCAATTAAATCACCGTTAATCGCTATCTGATCGTTGACTACCGATAACATGGATTTTGGCGACCCATCTTGTGCGTTTTTGACCACTTGGAACTTATCCGCCATCACAATAACCGAGCTTTCAACATCTTGGCCAGAGCTAGATGCCCCAAGCGCAATACCCGCAATAGCCGTCTTACCTCCAGCAATAGCTTGAGTTTTAATAGTGCGAGTTGCCGATACTTTACCCGATACATCGGCTACCGTCCGATTGATTTCATCAATGCGAGCCGAAAATCCATCTACACGATTAATCTTAGACTCAGCAGAGCGTTGCCAATCAGTTCGAGCTTTAGTCTCTGATGATATAGCTCGACTAACCTCGTCCACCTTAGCTTTAGCATCAGATTGCCATTGAGACCTTAACGCTTGTGCAGCAACAGTTGCCACTTCATCTTTGTTGGCTTTGGTTCCGCCTAATTGATTAATTGTCGCCTCAGCATTGCCAATACGAGAGTTAGCTGAGTTTTCCCACGCTATCCTCGTATTCGATTCATTTGTAAGCGATCGCTTAATGTCTTCAAACTGGATAACTGTCGTCAAATCTTCAGGGGCGGGGCTCCAGTCGGTTGCAACATTACCAATCTCTAATTTAGGATTAGTTGCAACGCAAGTTCCCCCACCAACCTCAACTTTAAATGAGCAGTTTGAAATACTTTTAATCGGCTTATCGAGTAACTGGATTGTTGATTTTAATCTACCACTATAATCGCCTTGATGGTTACTTAACCAGCATTCTATCCATGTGTAGCTATTATCCATATAGTACAAAAACATGGATAGCCCAACACGATTTCTCCCACCTCGTACAATACCTTTAGCATTAAGATATAGTGACAGCGTTAGTTTTTTCCCACGCCAGTTTTCTTTGGCCTCAGATGATACGCCCCACGACGAGCCACCCTCCGCTGAATTAAGCAGATAGTTACGAGCACCTACATCAAAGTTAATATTATTAAATTCAGACGACAGCTCTGCTACTTTACGTTTAGCCTCTTGAGATTGTGCTACGGCTTGTGTCGCAGAATCTTTTGCTGTGTTGAGTTGGTTAATTAATGCATGATCAAGTTGATTTTGATTTAATTTTCCATCTATTTCAGATGCTTGTATTTTCGATGTGTATTGACTACCGTTCCATGTGTATAGTCTTCCATCGGCGGTATTGTATACTTGCTTGTAACCAAGGAATTCATTTACATTTAAACCTGTTACAGTCTTAATCATTTCAAGGTTACGAGCCGGTAAAGCAGTATCAATTACCTCATTTACAATGTTCTGAGATAGCTTTTTATTCAGCACCTCTAATTCGGCATCAATATCTACCGCACTTTCGCCTTTAATTCCAGACTGCTGATTAAATGGGCCAACATTCACACCACGAGTATGTCGCAACCAGTAATATCTAACCTGTTTTGCGCCAACTTCGTGCGTGTACATTCTTGCTGTGACTTTCGTCAAACGTTTGGCTGTTTTAATGTTATCTGTTTCACTAGTAAAAATTTCTGTCGCCGTCGCATCATCAACCCAATCCCACTCAAGCGTGATATTACCCAGACCGCCAGTTGTTCTTACGCCTGTTGGCACTGGCGGTTTATTGATGGTAAAGGTCTGAGTTTTTTCATTCAATAACTGCCCATTATCATTTTTAACCTGGATAAGGACGCTATAATCCCCATTTTCGAGACCATCTATATTAAGATTGGGAGACGGTTGTCCTAATCGCACGTCATATAGCACACCGCCTTTATAAATACGGATATCGTATTTTACGATGCCATTACCGCCTGTCACGCTACTGTCAACTGATACGCTACCATCTGCATTTACTGCCACACCAATGTTACTAATTTGCGGTGTAGTAAGTACGGTCGTTCCTACCGGCTCAAACTTGGCGCCATTATCAACAATAGCCTCTTTTTGTGGCTCGTGTTGTAACGCCATAATAGTGTACTTGCCTTTATCCTCCTCTTTTACAGATAACGCCTTAAATAATTGGCTTGTTACTTGTTGAGTAGTCAAAGACCATACGCCGTATAGCTCCAAACCTAGTGGCGGTTGATCGAGTGTAACCTCTGCACCATTGACTGAGATAATCTTAATATTTTGATGTTTAGCATTGGCATTGATATAGCTAAGATAACTATTGCCGCTAAGGGTGATTTCTCGGTCTAATGTTACGGTTTTGCCATTGACTGCTAAAACTCGACCACCAATATTAGTACCAGCATAGTGCGTATCAGCGACTTTGATAATGTCGCCAGGGATATGCATTAACCCTTCTGCACCAACGGTAAAGGTAACGGTTTTAGTTTCTAATTTTTCTGTTTGCAACAACCATAAGGCAGTGCGGTGCGCTTGCCCTCTTGATGTACAGCCAAACGCCGTGATTTTCTTAATGTTTAATCCGTTTTTGCGGATAGATTCGTCATCAGAGACATACTCAATAGCCTTTTCATAGCTATTCTCTTTATCTGCATATTCGACCTGGATTGCGTTGTGGCGGGATTTTCTGGCTGAAAATGTATAACTAAATCCGTTTTCATCCACGTTGGCATTTGTATAAGTCCAGACTGGATCTGCTGATCTATCCATTACCACGGTTAGTTGCTGACCATTCCAAACTGGCATTGCTCTAAAAATTGAGCAAATGTCATTAATAACTTGGTAGGCGGAGCGTTGCTCTGTCAGCCAAACATTACAGGTAAATCGTGGCTCTTGTCCGCCAAATCCATCAGGCACTAATTGGTCACAATATTGAGCAACTTGATATAACGCCCATTTATCCGCACCAAACTCACCAAGTCTTCCACCCAAGCCATAGCGTTTATTCGTCACCACATCATAGAGCACCCAAGCAGGATTATCCGTCCAGTCAATTTTAAATGTACCATCCCACATACCGGTATATTGACGCGTACGGGTATCATAATTGCTAGGCACTTTAACTTTTAAACCTAGTAAGTCATAGGTACGAGTAGGAATATTGCTAAAATACTCTGAGTCAAATTTAACCCCCATCAAAGCTGTGTTTGGATAAGCAAACTCAGTATCAATAATTTCTGTGTAGCTCGACCAAATGGTATTATTTTGTAGGCGCTGTGTTGTGCTATCGTCTGTAGTTCTCTCGACTTTGACAATAAATGGCACGCTAGGCAGATTGTCAAAAGTATGATGTTGTAAATACTGAGAGCTATACTTGCCGCTAATTGACACAGGGTAAGTTCTTGAACCAATAGTAATAATAAAGTTTACGGATGTTCCGTTAGTGTCACCATTATCTTCTTGTTTAAAAAGCGATTGGACACCGATAGTCAAGCGTAATCGAGATACTTTTGCATCAGTTACTGTTCTTGTAAGCGGTAGATTTTTCTTAACTAGAGTGCCAACACCGACCTCTTTTTCGGAGGTGTTAAACCCAGCCATTAAATCTTGTACTTGACCGCCTACACGCCCCTCTACCTGCACATTTTTAAAATTATAAGAGCCGTCTTTGTTTTGTACTGGTGTTTTGTCAAAATAGATGGACTTCATTCCATCGGCTAAACCGTAAACCTCGCCCTCTGAAATTACTTCAACAATTTTGACAAGTTGCTTACTTCTTCCACTCTCTTTTGCCTCGACTGGAGTATGACCGCCACCACCGCCACCTTTACTCATTGAAAACTCCTTAAATTCCAGTATCCATTGTTTCTACGCCCTGAGATATGATGAGAGATCCAACCCTTATTCTTCCGTACGCCAATGGCATAGGTTTCCCCTGCGCTGTCATATTCGACAGGTTCGAAAATGCCGTAGATTGTTTCTTTTCTTTTTCAGTGCCAGTTTTCATCTCAGGCATTTTTGTGAGCATTTGAGCAACACCACCCAATAATAGAGATGCCCCAACAGAGCCAACTATCCAAGCGGTATTGGTGCTAATCAGACCAAATCCAAGCGGACCTAAAGCGATTGCACCAGCAATAATTGCGACACCCGCAATTACGCCAAATAATCCGCCACGTTTTGAGCCTTTTAAAACAGGAGTAAAATGGACTGTTGCATCATCTTTTAGTTTGTGGCTCAGCCCTTGCTCGAGATAGCGATTATCAAAGTAATCTCGCCCTACTCGCACGGTAAACAATCCTTGCTGGATGAATTGGCGCAATTTAGGAATTTGGCTCGTTAAGGCTTGGACTATCTCCGCCGTAGTTTGGCAATCTAGCCTAAATTCAGATCCAAAGTGTTTAAGGCTGCCGTAAAATCTAACGTTGACCATGCGTTATATCTCCAAATACTATGAGTGTGTTTAAGCCAATATCCATCATATAAATCACGCTTAGATAATCGTTTTGGCGCATGATGAAGTACCATTTGATTGCCCACATAAATTGCCGCGTGATTGGGTACATCAGCCCCGATATTGATTAAAATAACATCGCCTATTTGTGGTTCTTCTACTTGCTCAAAACCATGTTTAGCCATGTTATCTAGGTAGAGATTAAAGCCATCTTCCCACCAGTAATCATCACGCTCAAAATCAGGTAAATTACAACCAGATAAGCGGTAAAAATCTCTAAATAATGTGTAGCAATCCATTTCACCGTGTTTAAAATCACGGCCAATTAAAAATGGAATCTTCGGAAAAATATGGATTTGCTCATCACAAACTAACCAAAAATCTAACTGGCTATAAAGTTGTGTTTGTAAATCAGCTTGTGATAGTTTTGGCTCTCCTTGTGGGTGTGAGTGGACTAAGGCCAAAACCTCGCCTTTCTCACTTGCTGCAATGTAATCTTCTGGCGCAATCTCAAAATGATTTTCCTTATCTTCTGCCACATTTTCGCAAGGGATAAAGACTTTTCCGCTATCCACTGAAACAACAAAACCGCAACTTTCTTGCGGTTCTTTTGATTTTGAATAACTAATAATTTCGTTATGTAATTTACCGTCCATTGTTACCCCAATTTATCAACGCTAACAAATCCACCATAGTTATGCGTATTGTTTCGCAACTTACATCCTGTCAATAATCCACTGCACTTATCCTTTTTAGGATCTGCTGTTGGTTGGTCTTTTTCATCTGCAACTGCTCTGCCTGTATAGCCACACTCAGAGCTACGATATAGCCAACTACAAGTAGAGGTAATCATTCTTGCACCAATTAATGCGTTGTCGGTTTCAGATGGCAAAGCCAGTGTAAACTGGGCAATATCTCGATTTAATGAGGATAATTGCTCAATCACAAAGTAACTTAACGCCTCTTGCGTTGGATCTGCTTTTTTATTGCCGTTTGCAAAATTCACCGCATCAAGATAGTGCATATAGACTAATCTTCGTCTGACAATCCCACCCAAACATTGATCAAAGCGGTTACAAAGTGCGGTAATAAATCCGTTAATATTTCCCATCGTGAGAGTTGGTCGATTACTTGGTCCATTACCTGACATTTCAAAGCCATCTGCTTTTACAGCAAATGGCTCAAATGTTTTGCCTTGCCATACGATAGATTGCGATTTTTCATTTTTGCCTGCGTAAAAGCGATAGAGCTCGCCATTTATACCGTCAGCATCTTTTAAACCTCGCAAATCCACTTCAAATAGCTCAATTAATGCGTTTTGCTCTAGCTTGGCAAGGTCTAACTTGAATTTGTTGCTAATTAGTTGTGGCATATTTGCTCCAATAAAAAAGCCGAACTGTATCGCTACAATTCGGCTATCTTGTGATAACTACTGTAAAATTCGTTTAAGTCAATCTAACTCAAGCGGTTCGCTCAAACTGACAAGGGAAGATATGATTAAGATCGTCATTAATCATCGCTCTAGTCTGCTCCATATCATAATGAGATTGCAAGTTGAGCCAGCTTTGCGCGTCCGTACCGAAATAGGCAGCTAAACGCAATGCCGTATCAGACGTAATTGCGCGTTTTCCTTTCACAATTTCATTAATGCGACGCGGCGGAACCGAAATCGCTTTGGCCAACGCATACTGACTAATACCTAACGGATTCAACCATTCTTCCAAAAGAATCTCACCGGGGTGAGCAAGTGGGATTTCTCGTGCCATCTTATTTCCTTAGTGATAATCCACAATTTCCACATCAGCAACATGACCATTTAACCAAGTAAAGCAAATTCGCCACTGATCGTTAATCCGAATGCTATATTGTCCCTGTCTATCGCCTGATAACATTTCTAAATGATTGCCCGGCGGGATTCTCAAAAAATTCAAATCCGCCGCCGCGTTAAGCTGTTGAAGCTTCCGCATCGCCACTTTTTCAAAGGGAATAAAACGGCGAATGCGTCCTCCCTCAAAAAAAGCTTTGGTATCTTTACAGGCGAAGTGTGAAATCATATTGATAACGCATTGAGTTAATATGTCTGTATAGTAACGTCTTTCGTTACTAAATGCAAAATATTTCTGTAACCCTTTTAGTCAAATTTATTTCAAGAGACCGTGGGGAGATACCACTACTCAAATTTGTGGTTGTAAAGTTAAAAATCATCACCACCGAATAGCCGTAATTAATTGCTTTCATGAGAACTCCTAGGAATAATAAAAAACCGCACTTTCTAAAAGATTGTGCGGTTATAAGTTCACGAAAAGATCTAACTGTTTAATTTGTAAAAGCTCACGCTCAAGGGCTTGCTTTTCTGATTTGCATTGCTGCAATAATTTCCCCCGTTCACCAGCTCGTTGCGTGTATTCGGCTTTCTTTTGTTGCCACAATGCCAACTTGTTTTTGACTTCATCACGGCGAGCAATACCCTCTGTCCAGTAATCCCACAACGCCAAGAAACATTCCTCTTGATAATTTTCCAAGCGTTCTTTTAAATCGGCACGCACTTTGTTTGGGTTAAGCCCAAATAACCAGCCGTTCAGTTTTTTAATAGGGATACAAAGCATTTCACGATTTTTGCCGTCTTGGGCAACTGTGGTCATATGGTAACAGTTGAACTTATCCCATTGTTCTGTAAGTTTTTTATATTGTGGTTTCCACGCTAAACCAATTCCTTCCACAATCTCACGCATTGCCACATAAGCCACGCCGTTGTTATCCACTAAAGTAACTTCTTTACCTAAAAATTCTGCAGTTAATGTTTGCATATTTCTTCCTGTTTTCTCCACAAAAAGGGGGCCTGTAAGAAGCAGTGAGTGGAGAAAGGAAGCACCGCTTGTCACGTGTACATCGCTATCTTACAGGCAATAAAAAACCGCTCATAAGAGCGGTTATAACGATTTATTTTAGTTAGCCCATTTCATCTAACTTATCCCCCTATTTTGCAAAGATGGGCCAGGGGAGATTTGAATGGGCTGTAAATGGGTTTTATCCCCCAAGATAAGGCATAGGACATTCCCAAATGTAATTTTTAAATTCGATACATTTATCTAAAGTTAATACGCCTTTTATGATTTCTAACTCTTGATTAAATGCATTCCCCCATTCAAACCCATAAAACCTAAAATCAACATTAAATTTTTTGCTTAATTCAATCATTTCAGGCGGACTTAATACCCATGCAGCTGAGATTGGTATGACAACGATATACCCATTCTCCAACTCATATCCCTCAATGATTTCATTTGGGTTGTCGCAAAAAACACGTCGGGCCCCTTTGATTGCTTGCCCTCTAATGTTTTGGATTTCTAACGTGCCCAATTCATCAATGTCACACTCGCAACCTTCAATGCACTCCGTTAAAAAATGCGTTATATCAGCTAATTCACCTCTAATTTTTAAATCTCCTACACACCAATTTGGCATAATTTATTCCTCCGGTGGTTGTGGTAATGGTTGCCAATGTGTAACTTCATCGCTATCTACCAACCATCTATCACCCATCATGCAGTTAATGTTTATAGAGCCAATTTCACCATAAAAAACTAATACTGTTTCACTCATATAATTAGCACCAAGCTCAGGCAATCTATCATCGCAATTAATCCATTCGCTCATACTTACTCCATCATACTCTTCATAAAATCAATCCATTTTTGAGCATCTTCTCTCGTTTTAAAGCATTGAGCGTTTTTAGCTAAATTTTCATCAAAACCACTCCAGAATAAATTTCTACAAACGCAGCCATTGTTAATGTAAAAATAAAGCTCATTTTCTTCTGGCTTAAACGGCTTAGGCAAATCTTCAATGCTAATCTTTGGATCTTCCCACATTCCAATGATGTCATATTCAAGGGTTGCACAATGTACTGATTTACCTGTTAAGTTCCATGATGTCGTATTGATGTAAATACCATCAAATCTATACCCGATTAACGGATATACGGTATCTCTTACCTCTAGCTTTTCAACCTCGTTAAGCAAATTGTATTTAACAACGG